TTTTTGCGCGGCCGCGGCCTTTTTTTTCTGCCAACTTTTTCTTCTTAGGAATTTCTCCATCATACGAGTCATAAAATTCTCGAAATCCTCTATAAGTGTCCCTATTTTTACTTTTAGCCATTGGACTTTCCCAACTCCTCACCATTAAAAATTTCAGGAATACACTCCATCAAGAGTTTCCTTGTGATCCCCTTATACTTAAATTTTTGATCTTTGATCATTAACACAACCTTAGATTCCTCTTCGGAAAGAGATTCAAGAAAATCAACAAAAATCTTTTCACGTTTTATGGGATCCAACTGTGGCGTTTTGCTTGATAAGAAATAATTAAACTTCTTATATTCTTTACCCAATCTAGTATACCCAAAATTCTCTGGTAAATTTTGAGGCTTGTATGGTGGGTCGCCAGCCGGAAGATCCAACTTCCAACTCTTATTAAATCCTAACATAAGAAACAATTTGATTGCTGGGTATGCTTCGGTTATTTTCTTGACAGCTGGCGGCCGTGAAGCTGGCTTCAAATCCGAAATATGTTGAAATATTTCGTGGACTGTCATTCGACTTAAATCTATAGACATAATTAAAATTCCTGTAGGTGTTCCATAAGATGTTTCATCTTGTTCTTGATAAAATAGTTAAACAATTTTTCACGACCACGTTTCGGAGACGATTCAAATGTATCAACAATTTGTTCTTGAAGCTCTTCTGGTATTTTTGTCAAATCAATTAACATTTGGTTGCGACTGTAATTGCGCAACATTTCTGTATTACAGAACTCTTCCGGAGACTGTGCTAACCATGTATTTAGTTTCTTAGAACTTATAGGTTTTTGTCGACTTTCGGTGACAAACGTATCATCGGATGACATAATATTAGGGATACCGTCACCACGGTCGCCTCGAATGATGTGTTCAAGCAAATAGGCCTGAGCACCAAATTCTGGTTTGAGGAAACGCTTCTGCATAGGACTATATTGTTCTACATTAACAAACTTCTGCAACTGCATAAAGTCTTTATCACTAGATAAGATAAGAATTTTTTCTGTGTTGAAAGTGCGCAATCCTTGACTACCATTCTTCATACACAGTGTCCCAATGATATCGTCAGCCTCAGCACCATCGATCTGTACAACGGGGTATGGAAAGAATTCTTTAATTTCATCTTTAATTTTGTGTAATGTCTCGAAGATCATAGCCCAGTCATATGGTGACTCGTCTCGCGTTTTTTTGCGGCTAGATTTGTAGTATGGGAACACTTTTCTGCGCCAATACCTTTTGTCGTCTGCACATATCACCATTTGGCCGTAGTCTTTGGAGAATTTTACATTGTACGATCTTAGGGTATTTGCTACCATGTGTCGTACAACATTCTCATCGACACGTTTACTAATATCGGGTTGCATCATCAAGTTAGATATCATCACTTGATTGAGGTCCACTAGAATCATTATATATTTACTCTTATGAAATTTTCAGTACTATTGTATCACAATTAAACCGGCCTGTCAAGTTAATTTCCTTTGTAGTCAACTCAGGTAAGATCTTTTTCATCTTAATCTTACCGGCAGACAACAACTCTGGTATTACGACATCAGGTTTTCTTAGTTTCTTGCCGACAGAAGTTTTCTCGTCAATGTTTTTGAGTGTGCTTCCCTTGAAGGTTAGTCCTTTAGCATTGTCTGTGTTATAGACACCTAACAACTTTGTTTTGGTATTATATACCCACACCTGAGAAGCACCGACGATTTTCTCTATAGGTAGACTAGTGAGGTCGCCGAATTCCTTAAGATATTTGACCTTGGCCACAATCTGAGGTATTGGTTTTTCTTTCGTGCGACGTTTTCGTTTCACTGGTTTGTTTTCAATAGAAACTTTGTTAGCGGCAGATACAATGGTATCATACAACTCAGACAATTTTCTCAATTCTGGTTTGCGCATATACCCATAAGCTTCTTTGACTTGATCATCAGACCCAGACACGGCTTCAGATATTTCTCGGGACGACTCGACGAACATCTCACAGATCTTAGATAGGACTACGGAACTCAGATTTTTGGTCTTAAAGTATTTTTCCATATCATACTTTTTAGTATATCCGGATGATCTGAAATCATCAATCAGTCCTTCTATCTCTCCAGCTTCTTCGCGAGCTCGATCAAGAATCCGGTCTTGTACCGATATTTTTGGTGTTGTGTCTTTCTTCTCAACAGTTTCAAGTCGCCGGCCATTATATGACAATAAATTCTCATACGATTTCTGAAAGAACTCTTCGGTAGATTCGTCGGGAGACATACCGACAGATAACATCCTAGCGACCCAGCCGACTTGCGGGAGTATTTTTGATTCGGGGACAGATTTAATCTTTTCAATCTCAGTCGAATCTTTCTTCGACTCTTTACAATAAGAGATTATAAAGTCTTTCGCTTCTTTCTGACCATAACAATAATTGTAGTAATTGAGTGCGTCTATAAGCTTTGATTGTGTGAATTCATCAACCCAGATCGGTTCCGAACCCATACCCAAAACTTGGTTTGATCTTAGTCTTTTCGCCATACGTCACCTATAAAAATGAATCGGAGCGTCTTAGTAGACGCTCACTTCAGTGCGTAACCTTACAAACTGGCCAGGTTTCCGGTCCATAACGACAGTGTTTGATTCACCCTCGAACTCATAAGTTACACGGTAACCAGTGGTTTCTGTGCGAGTCTCAGGGCGACTCTCAATCTGACACTGTCGTTCTTGTACGTGGACGACATGTTCTCGACGGCCGACCTCAACCTCAACAGTCTTGTTTCTTTGTGTATATGCACCCAACAGCGCCCCCACAGCGGCCGCCTCGTTGCGGTGACTACCCTTGGTGATACCCCTAGTGATTGCACCACCGACCAAGGCACCCATTATAGGCGCTGCCACAGACCGTCTGGTCTCGTAGATGGGTTCATATGTCACTTTGGGAACAGTCACATTGCGACACACTTGCTGCTGAATGTATGTCTCATACTGAGACTCAATTGGAACAACTTTGGTCACTTTACCGAGAACGGCTTCAGGAATTGCGACGGCGGCCGCAGACTGTGCTGCAACAAATACCGAAGTGAGAACAATTGCTGTTGTGATTACTTTTTTCATGATTTCCTCATTAGTTTTCTTAGTTACAATAGACATTTTACGGGAATTTGACATCAATGTCAAGCGTTTTTGAAACATTTTTTTACTTTTTTTATACATTATTTGCACCAATTCCTCAATTTCAAGTACATATAATAACGCATTGTTCTCGATAAAACAAGGGAAATCTAGGAATACGTTATATTCCAGTTTTTCATCAATTAATCTCGGGTTCTTCTGCCGTTTCTTGTCTTTTTTCCAATCTTAGGACAACTTCTTCAGCTGGCATCCAGATATCCTTACTATTTATTATTGAAGAGATTTCATTGTCAGTTAGAAAGTTTTTGTAGATGTCCTTCAACAAATTCTCAGACCACAACTTTTCAGCTTGGATTTGGTCATACATCTCACCACCCTTGCCAAATGTTCCACCGAGGTAATTATGAAACATAAACAACGAATGGTCAGCAACTTCGTGAGTGTCAGCCGTCAAGAATATCATAGTTGCAGCTGACATACAGTCACCCTCAACTGAACAGACGATCTCAGCTTTACACTCTTTCATACACCTAATGAATTGCACAACTGTCCGAACTTGGCCACCTTCAGAGTTCATATGAATAATCACAACATCGTTTTGAGTCAGTGACCGCAGCAATTCAAAGGTCTCAATATAATTTTCAGGAGCTCCGATTTCACCTGAAATGTATATTCGGTGTAGAAATCCTAACGGTATTCCTTTTTCTACTTGTGGTGTGTTATTGTTTGGTGTCATTGTCCGTCTCCATATTAACGCCATATTTACAAATGTAATATGCATCGATGATATCCGATGAAGGATTCCATTGTTTCTCTGTCATATTCAATTCATACTTTAAATCCACCGACGATTCACTTTGGAATTGTTCCTGCAGATGTTCTTTATTTGAATTGCCTTTACCCGTTGCGAATTTTTTGATGGTTGTTGGAGCTACCGTTTCAAACTCTATACCAAAACTCCACATTCGATATTTTAACACGCCGGTATTTTCAGCAATGTTAAACACCCGACCTTTAGATCCCATCGAGTATCCTTCGATGTACGCTTTGGTCACATTGTTGTCTAACATTGTGTCTAGGAAATATGATGAGATTTTATCGTAGCGTTGCATGTCATCAGAATACTCAAGGTAATCCCCAACAACATTCTTAAAAGAAGTTTCGTATTTTTTGATTTTGGTGAGATACCGAAAATTACACGCATCAAAGTTCATGTCCTTGACATCCCCAGAATATATGCATATAGCTGGAGATGTCATTGAGTAGTCTATCCCTGCGATAGACATCTAATCATCATCTTCTTGAGATCCTGCAAATGATGATTCCCACAAATCACCCCAGCGGCCGTCATCATCAAAGGTGGGCGACACCCCATCAACAGATTTCATTAGATGTTCATCAATCTCAAATGAACAGTATGGACAAAATCTTGGGGCCTCTTCGGTGTCCGCTGAATCTAATATGTAACCGGTATTACAGTCTTCACAAAATATTTTAAACATTGCCATAATTTTTCCTCTTTAAGATGCGTCACCCCAGACATCATCCCACTTTCCTATCATAGCACCTTTTGCATAGTCGGTACTTCTGTTCTCAAAAAAGTTTGTATGTGTCGGCGCATTGATCATTGATTCTACCCACGGAAGTGGATTCCTCTTCACTTTAAATACACCCTTGAGTCCTAAAGAAATCAGACGGCGGTCAGCGATGTATCTAATATATTTTTTAACTTCTTCGGATGTAAGTCCCTCCATTGGGCCCATACCAAAAGTCAAGTCAATAAACTTATCTTCCAATTCTACCATTTTTTCGGCGATGGAATATATGCGACTTTTCAAGTCGTCGTTCCAAATCTCTCGATTCTCTTCGATGTAGGTGCGGAACAATTTGATCATAGACTCAGCATGCATTGTTTCATCAACAATCGACCAAGTGATGATCTGTCCCATACCACGCATCTTGCCGTGGCGAGGAAAGTTCAACAACATAATGAATGAACTGAACAGTTGCATCCCTTCTGTAAACGCAGAAAATACTGCGATATGTGTAGCGGTAGACGCTCTATCACCATTCTTTGAAGAAATTTCAAGCACATAATCGTGTTTCTCTTTCATTTCTTGATACTCAAGAAACTCTGAATATGTAGACTCGGGCATACCAATAGTTTCGATAAGATGCGAGTATGCTGCGATATGCAGCGCCTCACGAGCAGCAAAACCCATAAGCATCATTCGAACTTCTGGATGTGGGAAATATGGCAAATAATTCTTTACGTATCCACCAGCAACATCAATGTCACCCTGCGTAAAAAATCTGAAGATGTTTGTTAGGAAAAGTTTTTCTGACTCTGTCATCTTCTTTTTCCAATCTTTCACATCCTCCAACATAGGAACTTCTGTATGGAGCCAATGTGATTGTTCATGTTTCAACCAAGCATCATAAGCCCAAGGATACTGAAAAGGTTTAAAATATTCCCTTTCATCCGTTAGTACAAGTTCGTTAGAATTCTTCTTTGTCATTTTTCTCTACCCTTCACACGCTAAACATAAATCACCATCAATGATGGCACTCATGTCAATTTCTTTAATAGCTTCTCTTTCTATTCTTTTTGCCACTTTATCTGCTTTACCAATCTTTTCAGAGCGACAGTAATAGAGCGTCTTTAACTTTTGTTTCCACGCCATAAAATGAACAGCGTGGATATATTTTAAATGTGCATCTGGTCTGAAGAACAAATTCAAAGACTGTGCTTGGTCTATGAACTGTTGTCTGTCAGCTGCGTGTTGTACAATCCATCTTTGGTCAATTTCCATAGATGTTTTAAATACGTCTTTCTTATAATCATCTAACCAAGTCAAATGATGACAAGATCCATCATTCGCAATAATAGAACTCCAAACATCATCATACCAATTTGCCGGTTTATTTTCGGATTCTGTTTTGATAAGTCCAT